ATTACACAGTCATCTCGTTTATATGATTCTCGATATTATGTAATGAATGAGAACTTTAATGTTTATGTTTGTATAGATAATGGTTCTTCAGGTATCAACACAACAGGTAATGCATCTCAGGATGTACCAACATTTACAGACTTAGAACCATCTAAAGCTGGTGAGAGTGGTGATGGATATATTTGGAAATACTTATTTACGGTTGCACCAAGTGATATTATAAAGTTTGACTCAACTGATTTTATTGCAGTTCCAAATGAATGGACGACTACGAATGATGCTTCAATTCAATCTGTAAGAGAGAATGGAGATTCTGATATAAACAATAACCAAATTAAGAAAGTCTATATTGACAATCAAGGTGAAGGATACTCTGGTGGACTAGGACAAGAGTTTAGTATTCTTGGAGATGGTACTGGTGGTAAAGTCGTAGTTGATGTTGTAAGCGGTAAAATAACAAACGCAGTTGTATCTTCTGGTGGTAAAGGTTATAGTTATGGATTAGTTGACTTGGGTTCAATTAATGCAAACGCTTCAACAAAAGCAAAACTAATACCAATTATTCCTCCATCAAAGGGACATGGACATAATGTCTATGAAGAACTAGGAACTGATCGTGTATTAGTATACGCAAGGTTTGGTGGAGATAATAAAGATTTCCCACTAACTACTAAATTTGCACAAGTTGAGTTGGTTAAAAATCCAACATCAATCGGAACTACATCGATTTACTTTGGTGATTCTTATTCATCATTAAGTGCATTCAAATTTACATCAACAAATGGTACAACACCAGCAATTGGTGAAAAAATTACTCAAACTTTGGGAAGTGGACTTAAAGCAGTTGGTTATGTTGCATCATTTGATGCAGAAACAAAAGTAATGAAATATATTCAAGATAGATCTTTATATTTTGGAAACTCAACTGATCAGACAGATTATGTTGGTATTTCAACTGCAGGTCAAGTTCTTGGATTTGAATCATCAACGAACCAAGTTTCAGGGCCAAGTGGATTTAGTGGATCAATTGAAACTACATTCAGTCTTGGTATTACCACAGTAAGTTCAAAGAATGTAGGACTCGGAGTGACTTTCACAAATGGTCTTGCTACACCTGAGATAAATAAAGGGTCGGGTGATGTAATTTACATTGACAATAGAGCGACTATTACTAGGAACTCAAGACAAAAAGAAGATGTTAAAATCATTCTGGAATTCTAAAAAATGCCACAGAAAACTAATTTAAATATAAATCCATATTACGACGATTTTTCAAAGGATAGTAACTTTTATAAGGTATTATTTAATCCGGGTAAGCCTGTTCAGGCAAGGGAATTAACAACTTTACAATCTATCCTACAAGATCAGATTGAATCGTTCGGTAGTCATATGTTCAAAGAGGGATCAATGGTGATTCCCGGAAATAGTAGTTATGATTCAGAGTATTTTTCAATAAAATTAAAATCAAATCATTTAGGTATTCCAGTATCATTATATGTTGATCAATTAAAGGGTAAAATATTAGAAGGACAAAGCACTGGGATAAAAATATTAATTGATGATTATTCATTACCAAATGATGCTACAGGAATTACAGACTTAACATTTTTTGTAAAATACCTTGATGCTGGAACTAATAATGCAGTTTCATTCTTAGAAGATGGTGAAAATCTATTAATACAAGAGTCACTAGTATATGGAAATACTTTAATTAATGCAGGTGATACCATAGCAACCTTAGTTGATGTTGATGCATCAGCAACTGGATGTGCAGTATCAATTGCACAAGGTGTATTCTTTATTCGTGGTCATTTTGTAAATGTATCTGCAGATAAGATTGTACTAGATGCATATACAAATACTCCATCATATCGAGTTGGTTTATTCATTGAAGAAAGATTAGTAACTGCAAATGATGATGATTCTCTCTATGATAACGCAAGAGGATTCTCAAACTTTGCGGCTCCCGGTGCAGATCGTTTAAAAATATCTACAACTTTATCAAAGAAAGGTTTAACTGACTATAATGATAAGAATTTTATCGAAATCATGCGTCTTGATGACGGTGAATTAAAGAAAGTTCAAAATAAAACACAATATTCATTAATTAAAGATTACTTTGCAAAGAGAACATACGAAGAATCAGGTAACTATTCAGTTGGAAACTTTAAAATAGATCCTGCTGAGTCTTTGAATGATGGTATATCGAATGAGGGTGTATTTAATTCAGGAGAAAATACTGATCAAGGTGCAACACCATCTGATGATTTATTTGCACTAAAGGTATCTCCCGGAAAAGCATATGTAAGAGGATATGATATTGAGAGACCTGTTAGCACAATATTAGATATTGAAAAACCAAGAGATAAAAAAGAAATTGCATTATCATCTGTCCCATTTAAGTTTGGAAATAAATTCCAAATCAACAATGTCAATGGTACACCTAAGTTAGGAATTAATATTAGCAACATAATTAATTTATCTAATCAAAGAAAAACAACCACAAATGCAACCGCAATTACGGGAACATCAATAGGATCTGCAAAAGTTTATGCTTTTGAAAATACTGATGCTGCATATTCTGGTGCGTCTACCAAATTCGATCTTTATCTTTTTGATGTTCAAACATTCACAAGTTTAGTTTTAAATACTGCTATATCATCTACAGAATTACCAGATACAGCATTTGTAGAAGGTCTAAGTAGTGGTGCTTCCGGATTCGCTCTTAATCCCGGTGGTAACAGTGCGACTATCACATTAAGAGACACATCAGGAACATTTATTGTTGGGGAACAGATAAGAATTAATGGTCTCACTACAGTTGCTCGAAGTATTAAAACGGTCACAGCACATAGACTTGAGGATATTAAATCAGTTTATCAAGATGCAAGTGCGTTTGCAGGATTTGGATTTGATTTTAGTGGTGATTTAGTTTTAAAATCAACACCAATCAGAGAATTATCTCCTTCAGATGAAATAAACATCAGTGGTTCAAATGTATTAACTTGTGCTGGTAAAACATTTGGGTCGCTAAAAGTTGGTGATCACATAACTTATAGCAAAACCACTGATACAGACCCTAGAATACATCGAATCTCTGCTATAAGTGCAGATTTAAAATCAGTCACATTAGCAGCAACTACAGCAGTAAGTGGAGTCAATGTTGCTACTTTAGGTGCTGATACTCCAACAGGCGTTCGTAAAGCAATACCAGTAATACAAGATGAAGGAAATGGATTATTTGCACAACTTGAGAATAAAAATGTTTCAGATGTATCATTAACTAACTCAGATTTATCAGTCAAGACACAGATCACAGGTGTGGCCATTGGTGCAACTGGTGTATTTACTGCAAATATTACTGATACAGGTGTTGCATCAAATGCAATATTTGAGACTTTTGATGAAGATAGATATTCAGTTCATTCAACAAATGGAACTATAGAACCATTAACCTCAGATCAAGTAACTATATCAAATAATGGACAAACTTTGTTAATACAAAATTTGACAACTGCGTCTGCATCAAATGTTGTTGTAAACGCAACAGTTCGTAAGAATGATATTAAGATTAAACAAAAATCATTTGATAGAAGTAAAAAAATAAATGTAACTTTAACAAATTCTGGTATATCAACAGCAAATGGTCTTACAGAAAATACAACAGCATTTGGATTAAGAGTTGAGGATAAGGTTATATCACTCAATATTCCTGATGTTGTGAATGTAGTTGGTGTTTTTGAATCTCTTACAACAATCAATCCTGTTTTAGATCGTCTTGTATTTGTAAGTGGATTAGCACTTAACACAGCGTCAGTTTTAGGGGAGAAGATAATTGGATCAACAAGTGGTGCGATTGCACAGATTACTGATCGTGTTTCTGCAACAATTGTTGAGATTGCATATTTAACTCAAAATAAATTTACGATTGGAGAAGCAGTTACATTTGAAGAATCAAATATAATTACAAACTTACAAGGAATTACAGAGGGATCTTACTTAGATGTAACATCAAGTTATACATTAGATAAAGGACAAAAACAGAGTTTCTATGACTATTCAAGAATAGTAAGAAATGCTGGTGAAAGAGTTCCAAATCGTAGACTTACAGTTGTTGTTAATCATTACAGTGTACCATCAAATGATACTGGTGATGTTTATACAGTTGGATCCTATGACGAAGAAAGATATTCAAAAGATATTCCAACATTAGGTAATGGTATTAGGGCCACTGATACTTTAGATTTTAGACCAAGAGTTGCAGAGTTTACTGCTACAACTTCATCACCATTTGATTTTTCAAATAGAAACTTCTCATCTGCAGGTGTCAATCCGACATTAGTTGTTACTCCAAATGAAGCATCAAAGATTGGATATAGTTTCTATCTTCCAAGAACTGATAAGTTAATACTTGATCCTTCTGCTAACTTCCAAGATGCTTATACTAAGGGTGAATTTGAAATACTAAAAGGTATTTCATCAGAAAATCCTATTACTCCTGAAGATATTGAAACAGGTATGACAGTGGCAACAATTGAAATGCCAGCATACTTATATGATGTAGATGATATCGTAATCACAGTAGTTGATAATCGTAGATTTACCATGAGAGACATTGGTAAAATTGAAGATAGAGTTTCTAATTTAGAAGAAATAACATCATTGAGTTTACTAGAACTTGACACAAAAACATTCCAAGTTCAAGATGCAGATGGATTATCTAGATTTAAGTCTGGATTCTTTGTAGATGACTTTAAAAATAATTCACTATTTGATCTATCAAATCCTGATTGTAAGGTAGATGTTGATTCTGCAAAAGAAGAATTAATTATACCTACTGATTTCTATTCAGTTAAACCAGAATTAGCCTTAGATCCATCCATTGATTCAACAACTGCTGATTTTTCTGCAGATTTAACTTTATTAGATTCTGGTATTAAAAAGACTGGTGATTTAATTACACTAGATTATGAGGAGACTACATTATTAGAGCAACCATTAGCATCAAGAGTTGAGAATGTAAACCCATTTGCTCAGATTGTATTTAAAGGTGGTGTAACACTAAGTCCAAGTGCAGATACATGGACAAGAAATATAATATTAAGTGATGGAACAAGAACAGTATTTGGTGATAGAGCAGACACATTCACATCACAGGTTCTTGTAAGTAGTGAACCAGATACACATATTCGTTCACGAAATGTTGGATTCGATGCATCAAGAATTAAACCAAACACAAGATTCTATCCATTCTTTGATAGTTCAAGTGGATTGGATATTATTCCCAAATTAATTGAAATTACAATGAACTCTGGTGTATTCCAGATTAATGAAACTGTAGAAGGTTTTGAGGGTGCAAATAAGTTAATATCATTCCGTACATGTCAACCAAATCATAAGGCAGGTAGTATATCATCACCAACACAAACATTTGGATCAAATCCATATAATTCATCAGTAACTTTAGCAACAACTTACTCAGCATCATCTACAATTGTCAATGTGGATATCGCAGCTCTAACTGAAGAAGCACAGGGTAGATTCTTTGGTTATATTAAGAATGGAATTAAGTTAGTTGGTAAAACAAGTGGAGCAACTGCAACAGTATCGAATATTAGATTAATTTCTGACAATGTTGGAGATGTTGCTGGATCATTCTTCTTTAGAGATCCATTATCAACACCTGTTCCATCAGTAAGATTTAAGAATGGAGAGAAAACATTTAGAATAACTTCAAGTAGCACAAATGCTCTTGCAGACATTGGAGCACCTTCAATAAGTTCAGCAGATGCTACTTATAGAACAAGTGGTGTTGTAGATACTCTAAGACAGACAGAGGTTGTTATAAGAAATCTTCCAGCTCCTCCACCTCCAGTAATTATTACAAATACAATTATAAGAACAGTATTTGTAGAAGATGATGATCCATTAGCACAATCATTTACTGTCGATGAGACAGGGGCATTCTTAACATCAGTTGATATCTTCATGAGATCCAAAGATGTTAAAGAGAAATTAACAGTTCAAGTTAGAACTATGGAGTTAGGAACTCCAACTGCTATTCAAGTTCAAGAATTTGCTCAAGTTGTATTAGATCCTTCTCAAGTTAATATATCTGAGGATGCATCATTAGCAACTAATGTTAAATTTGCATCACCTCTATTCTTAGAAGGTGGAAAAGAATATTGTATTGTATTACTTGCTCCGACTTCAAACAGTTATGAGGCATGGATTTCACGAATGGGAGATCCTACAATTGAAACACAGGCATTACCTGATTCTGAAAGTGTAATTGTATCTCAGCAGTATATTGGTGGTAGTTTGTTCAAGTCTCAGAATGGTACTATTTGGACACCAAGTCAGTTTGAGGATATGAAGATCAAACTGAATAAGGCCAAGTTTACTACAACTGATGCAACAGCATTCTTCTATAATCCAGAATTAAATTATGAGAGTCAGTTAGTTCCGGATCTTCTTAATAATCCAGTCAAAGCATATCCAAGAAAACTTAAGATTGGTATTACAAAAACAACTACAAGTGCTACAATTACTTCTTTAGTTTCTGGAGTCAAAATTTCAGAAGGTAGTGCAGGTGCAACTGCACCAATGGGTACTCTTGAAAGAGTTGGATCTGAAATCGGAACCTCAAATAATGCATTGACTGTTTCACGAGTGGGTGCTGGATATTCAGATGGTACTTATACAAATGTCAACTTATTTGCAATCACCGGTGCTGGATCGAGTGCGACTGGTATTGTAACAGTTACTAGTGGAGTTCCAAGTGCAGTTTCAATCACATCTAGTAAGAAAGGACATGGTTATTCAAAAGGAGACCTTGTTGGACTTACAACTGCTGATATGGTTTCTGGTGGCGGTGCACAAATTAGTATTGATGCTATTGCTGGAGTAGACACACTATATCTAACTAATGT